AAAAACCACGGTCAAAAATGGATTCTCAGGGTAAATGGATTCTTAAGGGAAATGGATTCTTAAGGGAAATGGATTCTTAAGGAAATGGATTCTCAGGGTAACCCGTTACGGGTTGTCGCGACTGGTGGTGAGCCGCGTTTTTCGCTTCCCTGGTTTGCCGACATGACACAAAACGGACCCCGTCCATTCTGGCACGGGGTCCGTTACTGTCGGGTCCAACCAAGTCGCTACTTCGTATAGACCGCGACCCTGTCGAGCCATACCCGGAAGCCAGAGGTGCCACAACTAGGGTTCACGGTCTTCCGCACCTTGATGCGATGCTTGAATCCCGGCTCGGGCAACCACCGTGCCCGAATCGCCAGTAACCCGGCGTTGTACAGCGATGAACGCAAATTCTTCTCGGTCGATGTGGCGTCGGACATCGGCACAAAGAAGCTGTCGCCAACCCCCATGTTCCTGAACGGGTACTTTGTCCGAGTTTCCTCTGGAATCGGAATATCCTTACTTACGGCGTAACTCATGTCTTGCATCCTTGGTTAGTGCCTTGCCATTGCGAAGGAGGACTATAAGCCAGTAGCGCATCTTGGACAAGTCCGACCCCAAACCCTAGCGCCTTAGCCGTTTGTTGCGCCCCGCTGCGGATAAGATGCTGCCAACAGGGCGCCAATCCCCTATTGCCTTGGTCAATCGCCAACGCTACTGTGTATCTCCTTCAGCCGGGATCACGCATGGAAAAAACACCACAGCGCCCTAACGACGATTGGGCGCGGGCGTCTCTCCGGGACGCCATCGACGCCACGGGACTAACCGTCTCAACTTACGCGACCACCATTCTGGTGCGGACGCCATCCACGGTATACCGATGGCTCAACGGGCAGCGCCCCGTTCCGAAAGTCGTCCGGGAATTCTTGATCGGAGATTGGCGGATTCTGGGGAGCGATCCCGAATGACGAGTCGCAAGCTCATCAGCCTCACGTTAACGGAGAATGAGGTGCCAACCGCCATTATTCTATGGTCGGCAATGGCCCTCTTTTATACCGGCGCGGTAGCAGGCTTGGCGGCAGCATCTTACAGCACCAACCCAAGCGCGTTTCTGGGAGTTGCCCTCCTGCTCTTGGCGCTGACGGTAGCGTCACTGACGGCATCTGTCGTCTGGCACTGGGATCGTATTAGCAATCGGCGCGAGAGGCTCGTAGACATTCTGGAGGCGTACACAGCTATGGCCAGGGACATGGGCCAAGCAGAAGCAGAGGCGGCAAGCACATCCACCACAGAAGGGAGGTAGCGGCAATGCCAACCAAGGCACTGACGGCAGGTAGCATTTGGCAGACGTTAAGCAAGATTAACGTGAACGAATTCACGGAGAGCAAGGGGGGATTGACCTACTTGAGTTGGTCCCACGCATTCCGCTTGATGATGGAGAATTACCCGGAGTTGACCATCAAGTGGATGGGGACGACGGATAGCAACGGCGTCACAAGAGATGTGACGTACTACGAGGGCGGGACAGCCACCGTGTCCTGCTCCGTCACCGTGGGAGATGTTACCCGGGAGATGTGGCTACCCGTAATGGACTTCCGCATGAAGAGCATTCCGCATCCGTCGTCGAGGGATATTTCGGACGCAAAAATGCGTTGTATGGTTAAGGCATTCGCCCTCTTGGGATTGGGCATCTACATCTACAGCGGCGACGGGCTCCCACATGAGGACGTACCCGCACCGAAGGCGAAGGCGCAGCCCAAGGCTAAGCCCAAGGCCAAGGCCAAGGCCAAGGCCCTTGAAGCCGACCACACAAGACTTACAGAGGAGGCCATGCTCAAGCTGTGCGGGCTTCTCGACGCTTGCGAAGCTCACGGGGGTGTGGACGCCAAGACGCTGAATGCGGCGGCGGCGGTTGTCGAGGCTCGCGGGCCACTTGAGCGAGCAGAGGCGGCAATCGCCCATCTCGAAAAAGAGATATCCCGTGTCTGACTACGACGACCCCGGCGATCAGAATGTTCACACGCCGAAGCCCATAGCGCGTTGTCAGGATACTATTGATATGTTCGGTGACGCTCAGTCGAAGGCCGCGAAGGTCGAGGCGGTCAACCGGGTGGAACGCAACTCTGACGAAGCGTGGATGGATGTCGCCTTCAAGGTGGTCGTCGCCTTGTCCCGGGCTCGCGCCGAGTTCACGACCGACAGCGTGTGGAGAAGGTTAGACTCCGCGCCCCATGAGCCCCGCGCTATGGGGGCCGTCATGCGACGGGCGGCGAGGGCGGGCCTGTGCGTGAAGACCGACCGGGTCGTTGAGTCCAAGAAGGTATCCAACCACAGGCGACCGATTGCAATCTGGCAGTCCTTATCTTTACTCAAGAAGGGGGGAGCATGAGCAAGGTGACTTTCGATTTCGTAGGCGGCGACGACGAAAAGAACAAGCGCATAGAGGACGCCATGCAAAAAGAACTGGCGAGACTTGGCACCGACCCGTATCGCACTCCAGAGCAGAGGCGACGGGAGGCTGAGGTTGACCGAGAGTACGACGACCAAGAGTAAGTCCCTCCTAATGTCCCGGAAAAGTTTCAAAAGATTTTCGGGGTCACGTTTCGATTGAGGGCCAGTAGGGTTTTCACTAAGTAGTTCACCCAGCATCACACCAGCAAAGGATTAGAATCATGTCGAACGATGAGAAAGTGTTTCCCCGTGGCTTGTTTGTCTCAGCACCTCGCTCCTCCGCCCCGGATTTCGTTAAGGGCCGCATTTCGATCCGAGTCGAGGACTTCATATCATTCTTGGCCGAGCGAGCAGATCAAGATTGGCTCCGTATCGACATCAAGGAAGGCTTCAAGGAAGACGAAGAGGGGAACAAGAAGTGGTACTCTCAGGTGGACACATGGCAGAAGCCAGAAGCCCACAAGCCGTCGTCGGGAGGTTCCGATGGGCTCCCCTTCTGAGTTGCAGTCACTGACGGACCAACTCCTTCCGGGGCTTGTCCGCGAGATCGGCTCAACACAGGACGAGATCATCCGGTCACGGAAAAGATTGCAGCGGGTTCCACCGGCACTGTTGCAGCCCCCCAGTAAGGCTGCGCTGGATCAAGCTGTCGCGAACTTGGAGAAGGCGTCCGATCAAATACTCGCGTGTCTCCATTCCCTGTCGAGACAGTACCCGGGCAAGATGGAAGATGGCTAGGCGCAAGTCGCCAGAGCGCGAGGTGTCAAAGGCCATCGTGGAATTCCTGCACATGGTCGGGTGCAGCGCCGTGTACTCAACCGAGCAAGGGTATCGCCCACAGAAGGGCGGGACTAGGACGAGCCCGGGGATACCAGACTTGATAGTCTTCGGTACGCCCGAGCTTCCGTTCTTCTTTATCGAGGTGAAGGCGGGGAAGGGTAGGCTTCGGCCATCGCAGGTTGATTTCCAACTTGAATGCTCCTTAGGCGGCGTACCTCATCTGGTGGCGTGGGACGTTCGTGACGTTTTCGACTTCATGCAGCAGCACGGCGCGATTGAAGGCGTAATCAATTGAGCGGGTTCATCCTGCTATCACGCGCACTCCTGGAGAACGATTTATGGAGAGCCAACTCTGACCTAGTGCGGCTCTTTCTTTATCTATGCTTGAGCGCAAACTTTGGAAATAAGGAGTACAACTACTCTCTAGGCGATTCCAAGGTGACGGTCGGTAAGGGGGAGTTCCTTCGGAGTCTCCGCAAGATCGCTGAAGACTGCTCGTACATCGGCAACAACAAGCTGATTACATGGTCAACTTCCAGAGTGGCTTCGATGCTTAAAGACCTTGAAGACGATGGCCGTATCGAAGTAGTCAGCAATACTTCGGGGCTTGGGACACTCATCCGAATTGTGAATTACGAGTCGTACCAAGACTTTTCGAGTTATTCTGGGAAGAAACCGAAGAGGCTTAGAACGGGCTCAGCACAGGTCCAGCACAATAGTAAACAGTTAAACAAAGAAAAAGCTATCATCCCTGACCCGGACAAGGCAGTTCGGGCAGGGCCTGTGAGTGAGTTGTGGGGAGTTTGGCTTGAGGAGTTGAGCCCCAATCCGCCGCATCCCAAGCTGACCGAGAAGCGCCGGTCGGTTCTGGGGCGCCTCTACTCCGAGCAGCTATCAAGTAACGGCGCTGACCCGCTAGTATTGTTCCGCAAGGTTATGAAGGCGGTCAAGCGCAGCGATCACCATATGGGCACCCGCGCTTACACCCTCCCCGAGAGTCTGTTTAGGAACGAGGAGCGGCGGGAGCGTTGGGCGCACAGCGCCCTAGAGAAGGGCAAGACAGAGAACATCACACCAACCGTTAGCAGAAGATGGAGCGTAGACACATGAGCAAAACACCAAGCGAGCTACTGTTCGGCCAAGACGCAGAAGAGTACCACGCCATGCCCGGGGCTTCGGCTTCCCGACTGAACGAAATGTTTCGCAGCAGCCCGGCCCACATGAAGCACAGGACCGAGAACCCGCAGCCGTCCACGCAGCCGATGGTAATCGGGACGGCAACGCACAGCGCCATTCTGGAGCCAGACCTATTCGATGTTGAGTGGGGTCGGATACCCGAGGGCGACGGCAGGACAAGCGCAGTCAAGAAAGCGAGGGCTGAGTTAATCGAGGAGTTTGGCCGCGACCGCGTACTCAAGGCCGAAACCTACGACGGCATTATCGGGATGAGGGACAGTGTCCTTGCGAACGAGACAGCCAAGAGCTTACTCCACGAATGCAACACTGAGGTGAGCAGTTACTGGATGGATAGGCGGAGCGGCGTAAAGTGTAAGGCTCGCATCGACGCGATGCCGCCCCAGGACTCCAACTGGGGTGAGTGCCTAGTGGACATCAAGACGACGGCAGATGCCAGCCCCCGAGAGTTTCAGCGGAGTGTTCACAACTTTGGATACCACCGTCAGGCTGCACACTAC